CGGGATGTATAACCGACGGGACAAAGTAGTCCGGCTTCGTTCCTGAGTAATAAATCATACTGCCAATGTCGTTATTGAGGTGCTCTTTAGCAACTCGGCTACCATGCTCAAGTAATACCTTGAAAGTACTACCTAAATGGAAGGACTTTTGTATAATACGAAGCATTTTGTTGATTTCAATCTGGTTTCCGGTGAGTCTTTCGGCGAGCGATTGGCCCCAAAAGCCAGTTAACCGATTAGACCAGCGTATAAAAGTGAAAGGGAAATAGCTACGAGTGTAAGGCTCGTCCAATAAAGTATCTTTATCGGTTGAAATGACATGTCTACCTCCATTACCGTCTAAATGCCACGACTCAATAACGACTACATAGTCTTCCATACCTTCACGAGTCATTGCCTGATTGCCGAACGCATTGGTCGACATACCGATACCGGCAACTTTCTTAGGAAATAGCTTCTTAAGGACTTCTTTATGTAAGTATTTGACTTGATAGAGATTTTGAGGGTTACCATACATAGCGTCAATGTCGTCTACATACAATTCAGTAGCTAAAACCCGCTCTGTTTTAATTTCGTCGCCGTCAATATAATGCTTTAAGGCTCCGATATCAAAGACTGCTGCATCTTTAAACGCTGCCTGATGATGTTTATACACGTCGTTCTTGTAAAAGGTACCGAGCGTGAATTTGTTAAGCTTTTTGGCGTTTTCTTGTGAGGAAAAGTCCCCACCAGACGTCAAAAACGTGATACGAGGCTTCATTTTACTGATTTTAGCCGAAACAGTATCGACCATAGAAGACACTATATTGATTTTGACGCGGTTTTCAGGTAAAGAAGGGAGAGCAGACGTAGAAAAGCTGTAAGGAGCTAGCCCAACAAGATCCTGGTTACCATACAGCCTAAGAGAACGTAAGTTCCTCTCACGACGTTCTTCAGTAGTCATGTGAATTTTGCTAACAATATCAAAGATCTCGAGGTGTACCGTTGTTTTATCGGCGAGCCACCACATGTTTGATTTAAGGGACATTATACACTCCAAAATTCATCAGCGTCACTATCGTCTGATTGTCGTTTAAGTTCGTCTTTAAGGATGGCTAGCTTATCTTCCGTAGTCATTTCAATGGATTTAACACTAGGGACAACGTCGAAGGATACACTAATACCGTCAATTGTGAAGTGAGAGACGCTCTCGTCCTTCATCATACGTATAAGTGACCGTAACTCTTCGATTTTCTCAGTAGTATAACTCATCTTCTTTGTCCTCGTCAAATTGATTTTTCTCTAGCATTGCTTGGTGTGCTAATTGCTCAATCATTATATCTTCGTCCGACTGAGCCGGTACGTAGTCTTTAAGGTAAGAGCTATATATGTAACGGTAAATGTAAAGGCAGGCGTCAGCTTCGTGATTTTTCTGCCCTTTTATCTCCTCACCATTCTCGTCTTTAACTATTTTGGCCCACTCTTTAACTACACCAAGCTTACTGACACATTTTATGTAACCGGACAACATATCATTGGCGAAGATTCGTTGGTGAAAGGACTTGTCAGTCTTAACGGCAGCCTTAACAGGGATGGAATAACGCTTACGTAGCTCTTGTACTACTGCCGCACCTAGTCCGCCGGTATCTGCTACGATCAAATCTGTATTGTAACGCTCCATATAGTCTTTAAGGATGTCAGCAAAATCGTCAATTAATACTTCAGCTTCTGACCAGGTTTCAACGATCTGCACTTCTCGGGAGTATTCTGAATACTTGATAACTGCGACAGCCGACGCGGACGACACACCAATATCTACACCGATACCGTATTGAGGCTTGATGATGTCGTACGGCTTCTCGATTAGGTTGTGATCTGTAAGTGGGTAGATTAATGCCGAATTGTCTCTAACCCATTGACCAAGGTACTCTCTAACGAAGCCTGGATGCAGTCGATTGCCCCCAAACATAACTTTACATATTGTGTCAAGTTCTTCTTCAGCGCGATTAATGTATTTAGTTGGATCATTGGCAGGCTTTTGAAAGAATTTATTGTCTTTCATATCCCAGACATGTTGTGACCAGCTATCTTTTTGATCACCTACATCACATTCATAGAAGTAACCTGATAATAGTACACCTGGAGACGACGTCATCGCTAATGTACCTGCGTAGTCGGCTAACATCGGTATTACTACTGGAATAATATTGTCCATTGACTGATAAAAACCACATTCGTCAATGATTACAAGCTTATATTTCTGACCACGTAAGCGGTCTTTAGCATTACTAGCATCGGCGCCGAACAATCTGATAAAGGAACCATTGGGGAATCTAATACGAAGTGCTGAAGGTCGTGCCTCATGCTCAATACCAAGTTCATCTAAGATGGTTATTAAAGTCGCCCACACAGCTTCCTTAGCGGCGTCTCTTGTCAAACCAATATACAAAATCGGTGTCGAAGGATTAGACAACGCCTCAAGTATCATATAAGCTGCACCGGCTACCGTCTTACCTGACCGCCTACCTGCACGAGCTAACTTAAATCGAGCCGGATCTTTAACGAAGGCCGCCTGCTTTGGTGACAGCATCTTAAGTAAAGGCGTCAACTTACCAATAGCCGCAGATTTTCTACGTTTACGTTCACTGTCTAGGGCTTGTTGAAGTAATGAGCTAATGATTACGCCTGCTTAAATAGGATCTTAGAGACTTGAGCCATAGGAATAAGCTCCGAATATGCTTGGTAGCCGTCGCTTTTATTAGTATAATCAAGACGCAAGAAATTATCGTCCCAAAGGCTAATATTAATACACTCGCCGAGTATAATTTGTCCTTGAGAGATGTTGGAGCGAACATCAAGCGCTTTACCAATGGCCACATGGCTAACGAAGTGGACGACGAGGATTTCGAACTGCTGTTTTTTGTCATCGATTTTCTTGCTCATAACTTCTCCCACAATTTAAATGGATCATAAATATATTCCTTCCTAGCTAACCGAGATTTGCTCGAATAGTAGGTCTTGTCTACCTTAACTGAATTAATTTCCGCCTCTAGTGCTCTAGCTAACCCAAAGTTACGATACGGATGCTTCGTATAAACCCAATGGAAGGTCATCGAAGCCGTGCCCAATTCTGCTACAATGTATCCGAAGATAGATTTAGAGTCACTTGGGTCAACGGCAACGATAACTAAGGTGGCGGGATTGCTGAGGATATTGGAGATGAGCCCGTGAAAACGGTCAAAGTATATCGAATTAGGACAACCCGATACGGTAGAATAGTCGCGGTAGGATTTGAGCCAAGAACTGAAGATGAGGGGGAGATCATCTGAATCAGCCTGACGAAGGGTCCAGAGATTAGACATTTGAATCGGCGACCTCTGTTACAGTGTCATCAGTAGCCGTTCTGATAGCCTGCTCAAGATCCTGACGCTCTAGCTTACATTTAGCCAGGGCCGCATTAAGCTCGTCCACATGGTTCTTAGCGGACTCCAGCCTCAAATAAAGATCGCCCGTTCTTGCAGCAAGTTGGGCGTATTTGGCTTGTATTTCGGATTTAGTCATAGTCGTTGCTCCTAGAGTTAGTGTCCAGGAGCTATTATGACATAGAATCAGTAGGTTGTCAAGTAAATTGTTTAAGGATTTGACACTGTAAAAGGTATAGACACCTTTCTACGAGGTATTATATCATCCAAGTCAGCTTCTGGGTCAAATCCTAGGTCTCTGACGTGTCCTTTTGGCTTATTAGGTTGATCAAAGATAGACGGACCTTTACTTTTTGATAGCTTCCAATTTTTACGGTCTTCTTTTAGTATCTGCCATCCTTTAGAGGCTCGTGGCTGCTTCTTAGGGAATATAGCATCTTGTCTAGCCTTATCCTTTATACCTTTAAGGAAGTTATTAGCTTCTCTAAGTAATTCGTTATGGTGTATATATACATCCTTGTAATATTCATACTGTTTTAATAAATACTCTCGCGTATATAACGTAGTTTCTAAGGACCGATCCCCGAACATATCGTTGTGGATTTGTGCATGATACCAATCAGGTAGGGCTACTAAATTCTCTATACGATTATCCGAATGTACTCTATTTATATGATGTACTTCAAACCCCGCAGGTATTTTCCCATATACTTTTGCCCATATATGTCTGTGGTTTTCTCTATTAGGCTTACGTGCGTAGAACTTTCCCTTTTCCTTCTTCTCTCTTTTACGTCTAGCTGACTCTTT